TACTCTTTATTTAGTATTACAGTAAAAGACAGTTTTCGTATCATGCCGTTTTCGTAGGCGTCAAAATGAGAATCAATATGCCAGTTGTAATGGTCATCTCTTTCATATCTAGAAAATTGTAAAGGTTCTATTGTTGATAACTGAAACTTAAAAGATTCAGCATTTGCACGAAAGATTTTTTCAGTAATAGATTCTACTACTTGATTGTCATTAATCCAAGTAACCATACTACTTCTATGTTTACTATCACCATCTTGTATTTCTGCCTTTTTTAATTGTTCAGCATGTGCAAGACTACAGATATGGTCGCACTCATCATGAGATAGGGCGTTCTTAAAAACATAGTGTACTTCTTGAAGAAACATTAGATAGCACCAGAGGTAAACTTTCTCCACTCTATAGAGTTTCTTATTTGCCAGTCTCTACTACTAATAGTTTTTAAAGTTCTATCTAAGTAATTGACAACAGTTTCTAAGTAGTCTATCTTTTGTTTTGCTTTGATTATATCTTCATCAGATTCTAGATATTTGTCTATATCTGATTTCATGATTTTTAGATTGAAAGGTTTTTCTTGATATACTTTAGGACTTGCCTTACCTGTATAATATTCCCACTTTACTCTTTTAAGTATCTTATAATCAGATTCAGCTCTGCTTAATAACAATTTAAAGTTGTTATATTCTTTAAGATATTTGTTGTGTAACTGAGGTGTCTTTAGAGATTCTAAGTCAAGTTCAGTATCATTTATTTTAAGGTCTTTTGCGACCTGTTCTTGTAATTCTTCTAATGTCATAATATAGTATTATATAATAAAACCAACAAAATGTCAAGTCTTATGTAGTTGTTTCAGTAGTTCTAGCACTTCCTACAGTTGCAAATTCATATATTAAATAACTAAATGATACACTACCTGTGAGATATGAAGTATCGCCTGCTTGTTGGTCATAAGATAAACCTGATAGTGAAGTAGGATATAAGTCTCTAAATCTTACTTCTATAACAGGATTATTTTTACTTGATAATACAGTCAATGTGGCGTCTGAATAATATGCCCCTACATCATAACCTTGGTCTTGTGTTATACCAGCGTCTCTATTTTTTGCTGTTGCATTTGAAGTAGGAAATCTATCAGAACCAGCATTTACTAAAGTCTCAAACTGTGTATGATTTCTAGGAAATCCTAGACCTGTTAACCAACCATGTACCTCACGATAGTTTTCTAAGTTTTCATCTACTAAAAAGTCTACATTTAAAGTTGCATATGTTAGTTTATCACCAGGTATGGGTATTTCTTTTAGTGGAGTTGCTTGTTCAGTTTCGCCTAATGTAATGCCTGGTATGTTTACAGATGTACAGAAAAATTCTACTTTAGGCAGTTTAATTATATTAAACTTAAACTGAGTAGCAGCTGCATAATCCAGTTTACTAGGTTGCCTTGATAGTGAGTTTGTTTCTGTCATACTTATATTTATAAGGTTTTTAGATGTGAAAAGGGGCGTATCAGAACGCCCCAATTCGTTTACTCTTTCAAGTAAAGATTACATTAAGTTAGCAACCTGTACCCTTCTGTAGTATCTGTTACTGTTTGCAGAACCAGAGCCGTTGATAACAGCGGCGTCGCCTGAACCAGCTTCAGCAAATGGGTTAGCTTGTAACCCGTAACGAGTTTTAAACCCGATTTTTGGTTGGAAAGTATCTTGACCAACAGCACGAACCATTTGTAATGGTACATACGGACAGTAGAATAAACCACTATCATATGGTGAAGTTCCTTTATAACCTACTACAAAGTATTGTTTAGCTGTGTTGTTTGCAGAATATGGGTCAATATAAACTTTATATTTACCATTAAGAACACCAGCAAAAGTGTTACCAGTATCATCAACATTTAGATTGTTGTTTAATGCTGGAGCGTAATCTAATACACCTGCCATTTGAAGTGCTGAAGCAACATCAGATGAGCAGATAATCATATTACCTTTACCTCTACGAGTTCTTTGTGCAATAGCATTAGCTTCTCTTTCAACCTGGAACATAAGACCTTTAAATCTCTCAACACTCCAACGACCGTTAGAATCTGTATCAAGGTCAAATATACCTTCAGTTGTAGTATTAACTGTACCTGTATTAGCAGAAGCACCTTTTTCAGCGTTGATGTAGATAGTTCTAACTACTTCACGGTTAATCTCAGCAAGAATTTCACTTGATAAAATATTAGCAAGTTCAGTTTCAGCGTCAAGTCCATGAATTGCTTTAAGGTCTTGTGCTAACTCCATTGTGTATTCAGCTTTTAGCGCTCTTGATTTAGCAGTTACAGTTGATTTCTCAATTGAGAACGCCATTTCAGCAAACGCATTACCTGAATCTTCACCTAGACTTTCAGCAGCCGCTGTAGACATACCAGTACCAGTTGTAAATGTACCAGCAGGTGAATCGTTTAATAGAGCAGGGTTTGTTCCACTATGAGCAGTAGATGAGAAACCATCAACAGATGAACCAGTCGCATTACGACTAGAAAAGTCTGAATCAGCTTCATCAAATAAAGCCTCTGTGCCACTCATTGTTGTGAATCTAGAACGCATTGCAAAGATAAGTCCTGTAGGACCTGTCATTGGTTGTACGCCACAGATATCATAAGCAATAAGATTTGGCATAGCTCTTCTTACTAGAGAAATTAGGATAGGATCCCAATTACTTACACCAGAGTTACTAACAGCGTTAGTTGGTGTTTCAGCAAGAAAAGCTTGGTCTTCTTTTAGAGCACGCTCTTGGTTCTCTAATATGACCGAAGTTACGGCACGCTTATAACTATCCTTTACTTCAGGAAGTTCTGGATGGTCTAAGACTGGCTGCCATTTCTTCTCATAAGTTTCCGATAAGTACATATCTTCTTCTCTCCTTTCTTTAGTTACTTAGATATTTTAATATCTTTTGTTTTACTAATTGCGTTGGTGTATGCAGCCATAGCATCCGATAAATCAATATTAGATTCACCGCCCTCCGCAACATCATCTATATCTGCCGAAGCAGACTTCTCAGCTTTTTGCTCAAAGTAGGACTCTTTAATAGTCTGTACTTTAGTTGCAAAATCTTCTTCAGAAGAATACTCAACGCCTTCTACTAGACTGTCGAATTTTTCTTTAGCTGTATCAGCTAAATCTTTTGAATGTTCATCAATGATTTCTTGTCTTTTGTAAGAACCATTAACTTTATTCATTTCAACATTCTTTTCAATTTCCTCGTTAAGTTTTTTCTCTAAGTCTTCAATCTTACTAGCTTGGTCTTCAAGAACATCATATTTCTCATCAGGTACATCAATATAGTGGTCTTCAAATAATTTTTTCAGTCCACCAATGAAGTCTTCAGCGATTTCGCCCTTGATACCTCTTTCTAGTGCTAAATGATTTTCTTTCATCCATTCTTCAACCACATAGTTTAAGTATGAATCAACCTTTTCAGTTAGCTCAGATTTAGATTTTGAGATTTCTTCTTCAAATTTAGTATCATACTCAGACTGTAATCTTTCTTTTTCAGCATTTACTTTAGAAGTAATTGCAGCTTCAAAGATAGTAGCAGCCTTTTGTTTAAATTCTTCAGATAGGTCAGCGTCTCCTACTAAAGCGTCAATGTCCTCTCGGACATCTAAAGAATTAGCTTCTTCTGGGTCATATTCACTACAATGAGCAGCTTTGATAGACTTGTCTTTTTCCATGTCATCCATTGCTTTCATAGACATTTTTTTACCAGCCTTCATGTGCTTACCTGCTTTCATATATTTCCCTTCTTTTTCTACTTCTTCTTTATCTTTAGTTTCAACGATTTCCTCATCATTAGAATCTTCAGTTTCTTCGTGGTATCCTGCTTTCAAGTGTGAAGGTTCCCCTGCCACTTGTGCGCTTTTAGATACAGCGTCTGAAACTTTATTGACTTTCTTCGTACCGTCTGGATTACTGTCTGTAGGTTTAACTACTGGTGAACCTAAATCTTCATAATCTGGATTTAAATGAGATGGTTCAGCTGCAACAGCATTCTTTTTAGGAGCGTCAGCGTTTGGATTTGCTGAAGCTTCTTCGATAGATTCAGTCTTTTTTTCTGATTCTGCCATTGAAAATCTCCTCTTTATTAATTTTATAGTACTATAAACTCCAAACTTTTTTCGAGTTCAGGTAATATTTATAATATTATAGTTTTCTAATAAACGAATCAAAGATTTCTAGTTTTTTTTCTTCTAGTTCTCTTTTCTTCGTATTAATCACTTCCATCTTCCACGCCTCAATGTCTTTCTCGAC